TTATAACCATATTCATATAGTTGCCAATTCGATTTACTCACGGCAATCGGTTGTCCATTCGTTCCACAAATGACTTGATAGGAAGATCTCAATTGATCGACTTGAGGAACAAACGTCGTGAATTCCAATTCGATATTCTTGAATTTCCCTAAATTGATTGCACCAGAAGGTTGATATGTATAAGGATTCGTATCTAAACAGAAATTATAACAATACAATCCTTCTTTTCCGAAAGCATTGGTACGGGTATATTTTTCGATATAATTATAAATCGGTGCAGTCAGTGTATTCTCTCGATATTTCCCATCTAGTAAAATCCCCATACTTATCATGATTTCCTTCTGGTTATCCACACTCGCATTTCCAGAAGTAAAAAGCCCGGAATTCACTCCGTTGGGATGCAAGAAAGGTCCTATATTCCGTAGGTTTGCAAAGGTATTCGCAGAAGTTTGCGGAGCAATCGTGACATCCGACGGTAAATTTCGATACGGCCAATTCGTATAATTCGACCATTCATTTCGGAGATTGACATCGTTTCTCTGGAAAAACCACATCCAACTAGAAATCATTCCATTCGAAGTGAGAGATACGGTTTTAGCTCCCGAGAAATTATCGAAATGATATTCGAATACTTCTTTGACTAAATAGATTTGTTCTTGAGATGCGAATAATTTGGCTTCGTCTTTCGATAAGAAAACATACGTCGAAATCAAATGTACATCGGCATTCCAATTACTGATGAAATTCGTATATTTGGCACCTTCGACGCTGGTATCTGTATCGGGGGGAGACTGCAAGAAACGATACATTTGAAAACGGGCTTGATTGAAATCGGGTTGGATATAAGGGAAAGAATTCGAATAATCGAATACATCACGGACTTGGAATAGTTCTTGAATAGGTCGCAGCGTGACATGTATTTCTAGTTCGTTGTATTGGAGAGAAATGAGAGGGAAGGCGCATTTACTATCGAGTCCGAACCAGGTATTTAGAGGAATATAGAGTTGCCGACCACGGATCGATGGTTCGGTTCCGGTGGCAGTGGTCGTATTTTCATCCGACGAATCATAATACGCACTCGGATATGTATTCGATCGGCCGTAGGCATCCGATGGACTGTATAATTCTCGCACGTTTCCCGACATGGTATGGAAGAGATCTTTTTTCTCTCGTGTGAAATCGCGTTCTACCATTGCGGCTAAATACGCACCGGAATATCTAGCCAAAGTGAAAGAACCCGAAATGATTTGTATTTCTTGGATGATATTCGTGCCAATATTACGAATCCATTGGAAATCGTACGAAGACCAGAGATAATTCGTATCTTTGGTAGGTGGATAAATCGGACTCCATATATCTGGGAGAGTGATTCCTAGATACGTATCCATCAGAAGTTCCGCATACCGGGGTACTTTGAAAATGAAGGTCGAAGGTTCCGTTAAACGGAGATCGCGGACACCATTGTAATCTAAACGGAATTTCTGTAGTCCGAAGTTGGTATATTTGGAATACGTTACTCTGAAAAAGGTTTTAGAAGGATTTCCGGTAAGAAAAATATTGGCATTTCCTAATGCGATGATATTTAATAAACCACCCGCCATTTGTTTTTTTATTTATAGAGAATGTTAGTATAACTACTATATATTTTTCTTTTTTATTTTCTTGTGTTGGTTTTGTTTTGTCTTGTATTGTCTTGTCTTGTTTTGTTTTCTTTTCATCTCTCGATCTCTCGTTTTCTTTTCTTACCGAATAATAGAAAAGAAAACGAGAGAAAACCAGAAACAATGGAATTCTATAAAAAAATACTGATTTTATGTATTGTTCTTTTAACCATGTATATCTTATTTCGTCTCTTGTCGAAACGATGGCAAATACAACAAGAAAATGCAATTGCGGATGCTTCTAAGGTTAATGGAATCGAACCTTTTACTTCCGAAATCCAACCTCAAAACACGAATAATGCCGATCTAGCCTTAATTAATTATGTAGTGAAAGGATCTTTCCATAGTGCCTATAATTACAACACGAATAAAATCGATTTGAAAATCCTAAGTACGGTTTTACAACGCGGAGTTCGTTTCTTGGATTTCGAAGTATATTCGGTCAATGGAGATGCGGTAGTTGGATATAGTTCTTCGTTAAATCCTTCTTCCAATACCATCGAATCGTCGAATTCTCCGGATGATTCCGATACACGCCTCTCGGCGGTTTTCAATAAAATCAATTTACAAAAACCCCCGAATTTGACCGATCCGCTTTTCATTCAATTACGTATTAAATCGACACTACCTGCATTATATTCGAAAGTAGCACGGGATATTGATTTGGCGTTTTCTGGTGTATTGTATTCGAATCCAGAAGCGGGTCAGGATGGAAGATGGATCGATTTGCAAAAACCATTATCGACTTATAATGGAAAAACCATTATTGTGATCGATAAAATCAATTCTACTTCTGGTTATTCCGATCTGGCGAAATGCAAAAAGGAATCGGGAGAAGGATGTTATGATTTGAATAAATATGTGAATTTAGAAACCGGAAGTGATGTTTGTTTATCTACTACACATGTAACCGTAAGTGCAGAGAGACCAAAGACACTACATGTAAAAGACGATAATGTAACCGTGGAAGTGGATGGTAAAGTGCCAACCAAATGGATATTTTCGATGCCGAATCCGATGGATAGTACGAATAAATATGATATTGGAGATATGATTCAGAATCATGGCGTCAATATTGCGCTATTCCGATTTGATCAAGACGATACAACGACACCCGGATCGAATTTAGCCAAATATGAGAAAATGTTTGGAAATAGTTCATATTTGACCATGGTCAATGCACTGCAGAATTTGAAAAATGGTTAGAATGATTTGCTTCGCTGATCATTCTAACCATTTTTGTCCCAAAAGACTGAAAAATGGTTAGAATGATTTGCTTCGCTTCGCGAATCCTTCTAATTATTTTTGTCCCAAAAGACTGAAAAATGGTTAGAATGAGAGAAAAGAGAGAAATGCAAGAAAACAAATATTCCATATTCTGATTGTTTTATACGAAAAATTGATGATGATTTTCTTGCAGTTCCTTTTTTCAATTTAATTTAAATATATCGAATCCAAAGAAAAGAAAATGACGAGAAGAAAAGATACTCTCCGAAACAGAACCGAAAGAATCAGAATTGCACAACAAAAAAGAGATAGTCGTTTAGAAATACGAAAACGAGAGAATCGAGAGAATGAAAAAGTTATTCGGCAAGAAAAACAATTATTGTGTCAAGTAGCCGAATTACCACCGGAATTGATTCGTCTGGTATATGGTTTTATGGGCGGAAAGGCCAAAATGCTCTTCTTTCCAAAATACGAATCTTTGCATCGTGATTTTTGTCCTCTTGAATTCGGAATGGGATTAGACGAGATTTTCAGAAAAATGTCGAATGACCAGATTTTGGATCTCATTTATACGGGGACTTTGTTGAAATATCCGGAAATTATCGGCACTCTTTCGTATGATTATTATTATTCTCTCATTGATCAAGATTTTCATACCGTGACCGGATACGAATTATTGAATTTATGGGTAACCGGTAAATTATCGTATAATTTCATACAAGCCGAATATTCAACGGATGAAGAGTCGAAACGAGATATTGATGACAAAATGAGAGAAACCATTGCATCTAGTATAAAATTGTATATTTCGAATATTATTTCGAAATATTATACTATCCATCGACAAGTATGTTACCTTACCTCTCATCCTCATTCTCGCACTTCGAATGACAATAAGAAATCGGACGATTCTTATCGTGATTTATTCTTGCGAATGGAAAAAGCCATGTATTTATTTCGTGTAGTTTCGCGATTTATCCCAGAACGAGAGATAGATCTTAATATTCAGACCGAGATCCAAACCGATTTTTCGATCGAATATGAATATACATTCACTAATGAACTACTAATCCCTACTCCTTTATCCATGCCCATTCAAACTTAAATTCCCAATCCAATCCAACCAATCCAACCAATCCAACCTATTTTTTTTCTTGCATTTCTCCAAGAAAAAAAAGACTACGATCTAACCTAATATAACCACTTTACAAGGGTTCATAAAACAATTCTTCATAAATCTCGAACCATCCATCTAATATTTGCTCTTCTTTACATACAAACGGTTCATCTAACATCATATCGAACAAATCTTCTCCATCTACAAAGAAAGTACGCATTCCTCTATCTTCCATTTCCTGTAATAATTTCGTACATTCGTGGCATTCTCTCCAGAAAACCGTATATAATGGACCCTTTTCTTGCGTTTCTTGTTTTTCCATTTCTTTTTCTATTTCCATTTCCCAAGTGGATTCCCAATCCAAATATAGTTTTTTTTTCTTGGGATCCTCTGGATCTGGAGAAAGAAGGGTGAGAGAAAGACGGGTTTTATTTTTTGTTGGAAGGTTTTTGGTTCTTCTAATAAGAAAAGAAGATATTTCCTTTAGGGAATGCAAGAAAATGATTGAAACGGTAAATAATAATAGTTCATTCATGTTGTTTTCGAATGAAATCAGAATAAGATAAGATAAGATATATTTTATTTTTATAGTAGTACATTTCTATTTCATTTTCATCAATTTTTTATTTTTCTATAAAACCAACCCTTTTTATGAACTTTTCGGTGGTAAATAGAAATTCATTCCATAAGCAGGACATCCGACAATATGCATATCGAGTTGATTGGTACGACGCAAGACATCATACACTGCATCGATATTCGGATGGGAGAATTTAATAAATCGCGTCACATTCGACAAATAATCGGTCACACACACTTTGGATTTCAGCAAGAAATCAATCCCGATGAGCATATCGGTGGTATGTTCTCGGATTTCGGCGGGTGTTTGCATTTCGATTGGTAGGTACGCTTTCAAATTCTCTCGATGGGTTTGGAGATAGTCGCGATTTTGCGGTATGCGGATTTTCTGGATTTCGGTTTCGAAATCGGGAGATTGACAATAATCATAATAATGTTTTGTAATCACCATTCCGCCGCGTAATTCTGGTTTGCAGAGAGTATAGAGTTGAATATGTTGGAGTTGGGGAGTTTTTTCTTGAAAAGCGAGGAGTTCCAAGAAAACATTATAATCATCGGTCTGGACGAAAACGGTTTGCACGGTTGGATATATTTCGACCAAATAGGTCAGATAATGTTCGGCGAAAACCAAGACCGATTCTTCGATTAATTTATCGCCTCTTCTTACGAAGATAGAGCCATATTCTTTAATAAAAGAAGAAGAGGAAGCGGATATGTTTTTTCTGGTAATGTTCTCTCGGAACTGATCGAAAATATGATTGGCTTCTTCTATTTTTTGATTTATTTCGGGATTCAAACGATATATTTCGGGAATGATGGTGCGATATAAAATCATCGGATAATTGGCTAAAATCTTGGCATGACCATGGATTTCTTTTTCTATTTGGTTTGATTGACTAGAAACAAAAGGATCGCAATCTATCGGCAAGAAATAATCCATCCATCCTTTTTCGGCTTTGAAAAGCCAATTCTCCGTATTTAACCGGAAACTGCGTTTGTTGATTTTGGCGTATAAATAATGATTGATCATGAAAAATAGAGAAGAGAAAAAGCCGGCATCTTTGGTTTCTAGAAACGAATAAATCATTGTTTTTCTAGTGGTTCTTGTTTTTATTTGTTTTGTTTTTGATTTACTCTGGAAAATATAAGAAAAAAACATTTATTATCTTTTGTCTTTGCATTGTGACTTGGTTAAATTAATAATCTCCAAAGATAGATCCGATGATGACTTCTCCAATTCCCCATCCTACTCCGGTTGCTACTCCGGTTTTCAATGCTTGTCCGAAAGTAGTTCCGTCTTGAATTACGACGGTATTTGCAGGTGCTTGAGCGGGAGGTGCAGCTAGAACTGGTGCTTGAACGGGTCCTTTCGCAGGAACCTCAACGTATATTACACGAGGCGGGGTTTTTTTCCCGAATCCGAAGAATCTACCACCTATTTTCTTGTTCTTAGTACGTCTTATACCTTTTTGAACGATTTTCTTTACACTCGATTTGGGAATAAAGATTTGTCGTTTCAGAACCCCGTTTTCATATTTCTTGAAAATATCTCCCTTCATTTTTTTGCCAGTGGTTGTATCGATGTTCTCCGCCTTTTCAACCGCATAAGAAATACCTTTCTTGGGTTGAGGAGGTTTATTTACTAAACGATTGAATTTCTGGATTTTTATTGTTTTTGTTTTGGGCACCTTCAGTTTAGCCTGTTTTTTCGATGTTGTTTGTTTTCTTGTTTTAGCATTTTGGTTCGTCATATTTCTTATATATTTTCGAGAGATAATGTTTCCAAGCTTACTATATAAGGTATTTGGATAGGATCGAGAGAAATGCCAAGAAAAACAAAAAGGAAATATAAACGTAGATCTTCTAAATCTGTCACCTTTTCTAGAAATGTAGGTGGTTTTGGATTAGAATCTGAACTAAATACGGATCCAGTGGAAGGTTTGATCGGATCCGAAGAAGGTGGGAGAAAAACCAGAAAACATCGACGAAAATTCAAGAAAGTTCTCTGTAGTCCGGCCAAGAAAAACAATATTGCATCGTCTTGTTATTCTGCTTCGGAATTGTCGGTGATTAAAAACGCGTTTAATAAACATCACGTTTCGAATAGCACAGGATCTGGTCTCCAGATCCATTCTAAGGATCCGGATCAGATTTTGAGAGAATTGCGAGAAAAAAATGCACATTGTACTACGGAGCTTTGTTGGCTTCATGCTGTGGATAATAAGGAGTTACGAGAGAAAATTCAGAAAGAAGCTTTCCGACCGATACAACCTGCCGAATGGCGGCATAAACCGGATGCTTGGTTATCGAATTTCGATATTGATGCGGTGATTCAACAATATGAAGCGGCGTATCCGGAATTCGTTTTCTTGGGACCTACACCGATTGATTTTGATTCTAAAAAAGACGATGGAAAATGTGTTACGGAAGAGATTTGCGGTTTTTCGTTGGCGAAAGAATGGGCGAAAGGGAAACGGAAAATCGGAGTCATATATAATTTAGATACTTCAGAAGGTCCAGGGACCCATTGGGTGTCAATGTTTATAGATATGGGAGATCCAGAACCGTATATGTTTTATTTCAATAGCACAGCGGAACCGATGCCTTCTGAAGTCCGGAAATTAATGGATCGGATTCAAGAACAATGGCTACATGGGAACCATGGTAAGAAAAATCATAAGAAATTAATCGAATATACGTCCGATGATAAAGTCGAACATCAACATTCGAATACGGAATGTGGAATGTATTCTTTGTTTTTTATTATTACGTGTTTGACGCGAAAAGTCGGAGGATTCAAAACACTCGGATCGGGACTATCACGAGAGAAAATCTTGGCATTATTCGCGGGAAAAACCCGTATCCCAGACCGGTATATGCTGAAATTCAGGAATTTATATTTTGTTCCGGGGCAGGGCACTACGTAGTACCTAGGTTCCCTTGCGAACCCTCCTTCCACGTGAGTTCTAATAATTAGTGTTAGGATTAGTCTTAGGGTTAATATTAAGACTAATCCCAAGACAAATCCCAAGACAAATCCCAAGACAAATCCCAAGACAAATCCCAAGACAAATCCCAAGACCCCATGTGAAAGGAGGGGTTGTAGGGGAACCATGGGTTCCCTACCTGGATTATTTTGTGAAGGTATAATAAACCAACAAAATGTATCTAAATCTATGTACTCCTGCGCTTGTTTATCTTGTGCTTTCCATTTTGACGATTATCGTACTAGTGATTCAAAAATCATTGGATGGAATTATTATGAATATCGCGTGTTCTCTTGCATGGCTTTGGTTATTACAAATATTATGTAATCGTGGATACGTTACTTTAGCATGGGTATTAGTACTCTTGCCGTTTATTATTCTGGCAATCATTCTGGTCTTGCTCGTAGGATTACTTTCTAGTAGTAAAGGAGCAACAGTGATTACTCCTACGGGAGAAGCTACACCGGTTACTACTAGAGAGGCAAAATAAGGTGGAATAATACAATACGGAGTATTTTTTCTTGTAGATCGGGCAAGAAAAAATATAGTGTGTTGGGTTGTGTTGGGTTCTAATCCGAATTTGCGAAATCCTTTTCTTGTAAATCTGCAAGAAAAACAATATGTATTAATTCGCACTTAATCCACTAGTCCAAATGGAATTTACTTCAGTAGGTGTTAAAATTGAGTTATAAAACCCTACATTACGTAAGGCTTGATTACCAGCAGA